GAAACGCCCGCTGGTGTTGTCTTGACCACCGAGCCACTGGCACCTTGCACGGCAAACCAAACGTTGCCGTCGGGTCCAGCACAAACTGCTTCGGCGTTCCCTGCGGAAGGTAATGAAAAAGAAGTGACTTGAATACTTGCGGAACTTTTCAAGAAGTCGTGATTTGTGGGAGGTTCGGTTGTGTTGTCAACGGTTTTGAATCCACCGTTCGATGTATTCGTTCCATTCGTAAGGTCAAGAGCGGTGCTTGAGTCGGACAAGAAGGGACCTAGTTTTCCGTAAGAAGGAATGCCTCCAAGTCCAGAAACTAGCGAGCCGGTATTGTTGTTGCCCGATGAGTCAATAACCGTAGACGTTGCGATTTCATCACCAAGCCTGTAGTAGGCCGCAAGATTTGCCCCACCANCCGATTCCACCAAACTTGCATAGTTGTTGTTGGAAAGGTACTTCAGTGAGAGCAGTTGCAAGAGGTCGTTACATTGTATGGTTGCGTTGACGTTGAGAACATCCTTGATGTCCAATTTGATTGACTGGAAGTATCCGTAATACTTTGGATAAGTAATTCCATTCCATGCCGCCGTCACTTGAAATGGATTCATTGGCTTTAGCCCAAGCCCGCCGTTGTACAAGAAACTGTTTGTGTTCCAAGCATTGAAGGAGCCATCGCGTGCATTGACCGTGAAGTTTGCCGGTGTTGCTTGAATCCTGTCCAACTCGTGCTGTCTACCGAAAGGACCAATTTGCATTTGCTCCACGTAACTTGAAATGTTCGTCCACGTTCCCAAACCGTTGAGCGGATTTTGATAGTTATTAGTAGTGCTTACCTGCACGAGCGTTTCTGGAAACCGAAGCAGTGGATTCAACCCATTTGCACCAGACACAAAACAGGCTCCAACCGTCGCCCACGAAGCGGTTGATGCCGAGGCGGTCCATATTGGCGTTGAGGAAACCGAGCCGCTGTTGATGTAATACGCTCCCGAAACACTTGCCCCCGTTCCAGACAGTGCGGTATAGCCACTCGGGTTAGCGGAGATTGACGCACCACCAACAACTGTTGCCCCAACGAACAACTCTCCGCTAGAGCGAGGTGTGAGCGTTTGCACCGCAGGGGATGCGGATATTCCGTAGTTCTGACTCCACTGGTCTAGTGGGTCAACGTACCAAACTCCGGCGTATTCTGCGACGTTTACCTGGATGCTACCCGTAGCGTTGAACGTGAATGTGACGCTTGCCGCCCCAGGTTTCACTCCGCGAGCGTAGAATATCTCCGCTCCGCCAATCGTTGTGTAACTCGTTGCGGTTTGAATCCAACGATTGCCAAGATTGTCAACAACGGAAACCGTGTCAACGAATGCCGGAAGGAATGTTGTTGCAATGAGCGTATTTCCAGAACCGAGGTTAGACGTAAGAGCAACGACGACTGAAGCGGCTCCACCACTTGATTTCGTTATGTCTTGGATGTGAGTGATTGCCATTTTTACCTGCTGATTGCATTAACGTTAATTCCCGTAGCGGCACCTGTTTGTGAGCCACCAGAGTATTGACCAAGGACGGTTCCGGTTGCCCTTGCGTTCTGCAGTTGGTACTGAGTGACCACCTGAGCGATTGTTTGTCCACTGATTTGAATTGGAGAGGTGACGTGCAGAACGGCTGACCCTTGACCCCCACCAACCGACGTTGCCGATATTGGGCCAACCCCACCAACTCCACTAATCCCGCCAAGCGAAAAGTTTGTTGACAGGTCCGCCCCAACTCCACCGATTGCGTCTTGGGCAAGTTTTGCGTTATCGGTAATACCGAGTGCCAAACCTTCCATGATGTTTTTACCGTAGCCATGAAACACGAGTGACGGGGAGAAGATATGAAGGACAGACTTGAACGCTCCCATAATGGAACTTCCAACATTTTTGATCGTGCCAATAACCCATCCGACACCGTTTTCAATACCGTGGATGAGACCCATCATGATATTCCAACCAGTATCCCTAAGCCAATTAAAAGCATCCCCAATGGCATTGAGTATTCTGCCGGGCAAACTGCCAAACCAGTTGATTGTGTTTTGGATGCCGTTTGCCACTCCGTTGATGAGTCCAGAAAATGCCCTAGAAATCCACCCTACAAGGTCACTGGCGAAACGTTCAATAACTGAAATTACTCGTCCTGGCAATGCGGACCAGAAGTTGATGTAGGTAGTGACTGCCCCTGTAACCCAAGAAACCATTTTGCCCCAAGCCGCCGCAATCCAATTTGTGAGATCAGTACCAAAATTCTCAAGTGCCCCAATCAAAGACTTTGGTATCCCTGTGAAAAAGTTAATCACGGCTGACCATGCTGAGTGCATCTCGTTGAGAATGTTCACACCGAATCCTTCAAAGATTCCGAGGATACCGGCGAACGCCCCTTGAAGTATTCCCTTAATGGCATCCCACACACCCTTGAAAATTTCCTTGACGCCTTCCCAGATTTCGCTCCAGTTCCCGCTAAAGATTCCCTTGATGATGTCAATGAAACCCTCGATAAAGGAGATGAAACCTTTCACAACCTCAATCGAACCTTCAAAAACGTTCTTGATTTCATCGAAGGCAATTTTGAAAGGAATACTAATTTCTGCCCAGTGCTTCACAATCCACTGTGCGGCCTCGGCAATGACCTGAGCAACCTTTGTGACAATTGGCATGAGTTTTGTTCCAAGTGCGGTCACCGCATCCTCAACCGCCGCTTTGGTTTTTTCCATCGAAGCGTGCAGGCCAGCCGTTGCCTTTGCCGCAGACGCTTCCGCCACTCCCTTTTGCTCTACTTGTTTTGTGTATTTTTCGTAAGCCGCTGGACCTGCTTGGATTGTTGCTACTAACTTCGCAGAAGAACTCCCAAATCCGTCTGCACTGAGGGTTGCCTGTGCTTGTGCTGTTCCCATGCCTTTGATTTGATTGCTTAGTTTGCCAATAATGTCTTGCATCGGAAGAAGTTTTCCGTTCGTTCCAACGGCATTGAATCCAAGTTTTTGGTAAGCCTCTGAGTTGAGGCGTGCGGCATCTGCGGCACTTTTGAACTTCCCCCAAAGTTGTGTCTGTGCAATATCTAAACCTTTGGTAGCCGCCGAAACTTGCGTGGCTTGCATCGTTCCGTTCTCGTATTCCTTCGCAAGATTCTTGAGGTTTGGAGGAAGATTGGAAAGGGTGTCGTTCATGTTCTTGTTTGTCTTGGCAACTTCTGTTGCTGGTTTCAAGAACTGGGTGAACGAGGAACTCATGGCTTGCATTGCGGCACGGCCAGTTTCGCCATGAGCGGTCATGTCAACCATCAAGCCAGCCAACTCTCCCATCGGAGGGGCCATTCCTCCAAGTCTGGATTTCGTTCTATCGAGCGAATTGCCAAGTGCCGAAACACTTTGCCCCGTCGCATTGGCGGCAGAAACCAAAATGTCGGCAACCTTTGAGGAGTCACTCGTTTGCATCCCAAACGTTTGCAAGGTTTTGGTAAGTATTTTTGTTGTGCCGTCGAGATTGCCACCTGTTGCTTCAGCGGCATCCATAGATGCCTTCATGAGGTCTAACCCCTGCTTGGCGGTTAAGGTTCCACCGTTAAGCGTTTTTGCTTGTCCCGCAATCTTGGAAAAAGAATCTGCAATTTGCTGTGCGGTGTAGGTGGATGTTCCCGCCGTTTGAAAAAAAGCATCACTAATTTTTCCGGCATTGGCAATGGAGATGTTTGCGCTTGCGGCAATTTTGTCGGTAGTTGATTGGTACTTTTCACCAAAGTCAACGGAAATTGCGGCCACTCCAGCAACAGCCGCTCCAGCAATGATGTATGGGTTTGGAATGCTTCCGATTACTGACAACATTCCAGTTCCGCTAGCGCCAGCCTTCTCCATGCTTGCGGCAACTTCTTCGGTCTTTCCCTTCATCGCACCAAGTGGTCCAGGAAGGTGATTGAGGATTAAACCTAGTGTTCCAAACTTCCCACCGGAATCCTTTGCCGCTGTTCCAGCATCTCGTGCGGCTTTTTCCGCTTTGGATAGACCGCCCTCCGCCTCTGATGCGCCCTTAGAAACCCCCCCACCGAAAGCGCCACCAGCATCCGCTCCAGCGGTCTCCAGATCGCCCTTGATGCCCGTTGTCGCGTTTTTGACGCCACCCTCCAGACCAGCGCCCGCACCGTCGCCAGCGGCCTTTGCTTCGACGGCAAAAGCCTCCATCTCGCCCTTGGTCTTGGTGAGACTGGCGGTAAATTCTTCTGTATTGGCGAGTAGCGTTGCTACGACTGGTTCAAGGACGGCCATTAGCGTCTCCTTGGATACGTTCAATAAACTTCATGAACTTGGAAATGTCGGCGATGAGTTGCACTGCTAGCGGCTTTCTTCCTGTAACTCGTTAACTGCTTCTTCGTAGGTGTCGTGAATCTTCAAAAGCCAAGTTGTTTCCTTGAAAGGCCGACTCTCATATTCTGCCACAGAACAGGAAAACAGTTTGCAGTAGCGGTACGCCCGTGCGAGTTCCTCCAACTCTGGGTCTATTTCGTCAAGCAGTAATCCACCCTTGAAAGCCGCCTTCAGTTGGCGGAGTTTTCTGTAGGCGCTTTTGGGTCGGCGGCTCCCTCCATGCCATATTGCTCACCGAAATTCAAGTCAACTGCGGCTGTCGTTAGTGGTTCGTAAATTGAACGTGGCAATTCATCAACCTCATCAACGTTTGTGGGAATCGGTTGATCTAGTGTCCATGACTTCAATCGAAGGACAACACAGGTCCGTTGAAAAAGGTCAATGGAGTTGTAGTCGTCGTCCGGCATTTCGGCAATTACGCGCCAAGCCTCTGGGTCTCCATCAACAAATCCCATGTCTTCTAGCGACTTTGCCACCGATGCCGCAACGCGTGTTGACTTTTGAATCGTCTTGATTTCCTTGTTGGTCAATTCGTCGTCGTCCTTTAGGACCGCACTGTGGTTGTTGGGAAGTGAAATAATCGTACTCATGGTCGGTTCCTTTTTTATCGGTTGTTCTTGCGGTTTTGAAAGTTTGCTGTCTCTGCTTCATGCACGGCAATCAGCCAGTCAATAGCCTTTGGGTCCTCGTTGTCCAACGTAACGAAGTCCTGGTGAGATGTCCCAGTAAAGATTTTTCGGTAGGTGTATTCCCGCAGGTAATTGAGTGCAACGGAGCAATCGGTGATGTCCTCTGCCTTTGCACTGTCTTGGCTTAGATAAACGGCGAGACGGCGAAGTTGAGAAAATGCACTCGAAATATCGGCATCGGGACGAAAGTCCACTTTTTGCTCGGTATCTCTCCTGCTAAAAAGTTGAAAGTTTTTCATGTTTTGCGCCCGTCCTTGTTTTGGGTTTCCGAATTGCTTCGATTAGTAAGCGGTACTAACTCCGTTGTTGATGGTTACCTTGACCGGCGAGTAGCCAGCGCTAGTGGCGTCGGTCGTGTTGGCAACTGCCGTGAACTTTGTGTCCAACGAGATGTATGCCTTTGACTGGTCAATGACCGGCTCCATCAACTGAACGTTCGACATCTGGAACTGAACAAAATAGCCGGTAGCCGGGTCCGTGAACTTAAGGATGACTTGTTGCTGGTCACGGATAAGTGAATTGGCATAGAAGGTTTCGTTGGATTCAACAACGAACTTCATTGTTCCAGTTACCTCGATTGGGCCTTGGAAGTTATTGTATGGACCCTGTTGTCCAAGCGTAAAGATTGGTGCAGTGTTCCTTTTGATATCCAATGCCGCTGACTCAACGACGGCAACCGAAGCGCCACCAATTGAGGCCGAGCAAGCCCACGAAGGAACGAGGTGTTGGGTTGACTCATTTGCGGTAACCGATGCCACGGTTGTTGAAATGTTTCCAACAAAGTTGAACGATGTTTCCACGGCGGCGTCGGCGGCAAATGCGAGGGCGATGTCCACACAGCGTGCGGCTGTGATTTGATATGTGTTATCAACCGAGTCGTTAATCAAGGTGTAAGAGGGAGCCTGAGAACCTTGGTTGGGGGCGTTTAGCACCCCGATGGTGTGTGACCAAACGCTTGCCCCAACCGAAGCAACGGCGTCCGCTCCACCAAGAACCGAACGAATGAGTTGAGGATAAACGTCGGAGTACATGAACGTTTTGCCGCTGAACATGTCGTGACGAACACCGGGAACCTGGTCGTAGTGACCGACGGGAGAACCACGGAAGTCACTGTCGTCGAGCCATTTCAACGTTGGTGTGAGTTTCGGGTTACCGATTGGCGTGAAGGTAGATACGCTTGCGGCAGTTCCGTAGGTGGATTCGGTTGCTAAACCCCAGTAGGAGTTTGCGGTCATGAAAGGCATTAGTTGTTCTCCTTGGAATCGTCAGCCGTTTCCGGTGACTCTGTTATTTCTTTCCGTTCTTCAGTGGTCTTTGTTTGGCTAACTTTTGGATTATCTGCAATAAGTGCAAGCAATGGATGGTCAACCGTCGCGTCTACGTCAATCGTGTCCCCAGTCTTGGGAACCCACGTTTCTCCGTCTTTTTGCAACGTGATGAAGACCGTCGGCAAATCTCCTGTGTATTGGTATCTTGGCACAAATCTCCTAAACTCAACACTTTGGGTCAATCAAGTTGACCTAAGTACAGCGTACATGATGGCCAGGAAAGCCGTTTGATGGCCTCGTGAATCTTGTAAATTGCCTCTAAACGTCCAGAACCTCGCACACCGAAACGTGAGCGACTGCTTGAAATAATGTCACGCCTCCGTCAAGTGTTCGTGGAATCGTGTAGTCAAGACGGATGTCCGTACCACCATTCTCGTTGCCTTCGCCCCACTGGAATACGACATTTGCGTTCCCGGCATTTCGGTCGGCTTGAATCCAAGCGGTCAAGTTGTCAATGAAGGTGTCGAACTCATGTTGGCCTTGAACGGTTTCTGGCTGGTTCGATTTGAAAATAATGAGGAGGCCGAGGTCGTAGATTCGGAACTTCCGTCCATCGTGCGGTCCGCCCAGTGCAATACGACGCTCCTGCTGGGTCGTCATGAACATGTAGATAGCGGCACCCATTCCCACGCCCGGATAAGTGTTGGTGAAAAGGTCCGCCTCGTTTGAAACCTTCGGTAGTGCCGTGTAGACAACTCCGAGGTTTGGAATGTTCGACGATTGCGGCTGGAGGTACTGATAAACCGCCTGGGTAACTGTGACCTTTGGCATGATTAGTAGCCGATAAACCTTTGTCGGAAGTTGTCCAGCAACTTCGAAGCCAACGCAATGTCAGCATTTCCGCCCTGGGGTATTCCTGAGTCAACTCTTGAAACAGCGCCCATGTCCTGAACAATCAAGGCTCCCGAACCACGTTGTTTGATGAGTGCAGTGGTCATAAGGATGGCCGCTTCTTTTACTGCCTTGGGAAGGTTGGTGATATTCATTCCCGAAACGTGGTTGTACAAAACGGGTGAGACAAGTGGAAGTACGGGTGTGTCCGGTATGTAATTACTCGCCACCGTCACAACCTCGTCATTGGGCGCATCGTAAATCGTCAGTTGTGTTCCCGGATAAATGCCAAGCCCACTCTGCACCGTGATCGAAGCGGCTCCAGCAGAAACCGAAGCAGAAAGCGTGGTGTTTGGAAATCCGTTGACGTAGGTCCACTGACAAAGATAGGGTTGAGTTGAAACTCCTATGGGCCAAGCGCCAGTACCAGTTCCACCAGTTGTGTAGCCCTGGCCTCCTTGAAATGTGTTCCAGCCATACGTCGCATTTGGCTGAACGATGAACTCTTGTGGGTAGATGACTATGTTCCCCTGCGGCGTGATTGACGATGAAGTGAAAGATGTTCCCGGTGCCGAATAAGTGAACGCTTGAACTTCCAGGATTGGCCAAAGTTTTGGATGAACAACAAGTTGGCCTACTCGGTTGCCCCAAATTTGAGCGTTCTCTACGTTAGAGGTGGCACACAAAGTTCCCCAAGCGCTCCCCGTGACGTATTGGTCAATCCACGAGGAGGCTCGTCCGATGGTTTCTTGGAGAGCAATAAGTTGGCTCTGAGGCCCTCCGTTAATCAGGTTGAATGTGTCCATTGCCGTCGGTGCACGCTGGTACTCATCGGTCGTGATGTACGGAGTCGTTTGTCCGTAGGTCTGAAGATAAGGTGCGTAGGCTGACGTACTGCTCATGGTGCTCTTTCGCCGGGATTAACAGTTGTTTCTATCTTGCCACAATCGGCAAGAAGCCGTCACAGAATCTTGGCGTACCGGTTGTACTTGGAAACCCCATTATCCCAATCACTGTACCAACCGTCACTCCAAAGCGTGTACAACTGCTCAAAGTACGCCTGGTATTGCTCGGCACAACGCTCTAAGGAAAAGTTTTGCATCGCGTAATTCCGTATTGCATGTGGGTCCAAGTCGCCCACGTTTTGAAGCCCCCACACCGCCTCGCCAAGGGTACGGAACCGATAACCCGTTAGCCCGTGAATGTTGTTCTCTGGGAAGGCTCCCCAATCGGTTGTGAGTACCGGAGTGCCGCAAAACATGGGCTCAATCGAAGTTCCACCAAAAGGCTCTAGGTAGTTCGTGCAAAGGAGTACGGCTTTGGCTTTGGACATCACCTCACTTCGGCGCTCTTTGTCCAAGTGTCCAATGAACTCAAAATGGTCACCCTCGATAGTGAACTCACTCGTTACCAATTTGCCCGGCTTGTAGTGAATCACGCCTTGACCGGCCAGAAGCAACTTATCTCCGCTTCGTCGTGTTGCGTCAACCGCCGTCTCCACTCCCTTGCGACTAATCATTCGACCGATGTAAAGGACGTAATCTTCCTTGCGCTCATTGAACTCGAAGTCGGCTGGGTCAAAGTAGTTTGGAATCACACAGTCAAAAAATCGCCCGTTGTCCGTGCCGTTCATTCCATAAACATTGTGCATCCATGCGTATGACTCGAACACCTTGTAGTCACTCCACACGCCCGAGTAACCGATGCCGAACTCCACCGGAATCATGTCGGGCAATCCATCGGCAATCTGCTTCTGACAGTTACCACCGATCAAGCAAAGAAAGTCCTTCTCCGAGCGCCGCAGTTCTTTAATCTTTTCAATGGCACGAGTATTCATGACTTGCCAGGACTCATGTTTGTTGTCCCATGACAACTCAAAAAACTTTTCACGGTGATCGTACTGCCCAAACCACTCTTGTTGTTCGGCTTTGCTGACCAACTGGACGTGAGTGCCAGGGGCTTCGTTCTCTTCCGAGGAATACACGAACACCTCGTGGCCGAGGTCGCTCATCATGCGCGCAAACTTATTGACCTTTTGCGTGTAGGCGCACGCCACGTATTCTTCGGTGGTCTGCGTATGCGGGAGACTTACGATATGAAAAACAAACCTGTTCATGCCTTTTTCCTTTTTTAGGCGGACGGTTAGGTACTTTAAACGCTAACAAGATGAACGTTCAGCCAAGTGACGGTTGCTGACGAGTTTATGTTGATGGTGCCTCCTGAAGATTGTACTGCAAAGAGACTAATAACGTCACCGGCGCTGAGCGAAATGTCCACGGTAATTCCAGTCGTTTGAAAAGAGTTTGCATCACTGCTCCTCATTCCTGAAGCGTCATAAACAGGAGCCGTTGTTGCGTTGACCCCAATGCCGATAGCAAATGAGTATGCCGCCGATGAGTCGAAACGGACCTGTGCGTTAATGCTGTAAATTCCAGCGACGGGAACAGTAATTCCAGCAGTACCAACGCTTGCCGAACCCTTGGCATACGCCTGCGTTAACGGAGTGATCTTTGTCCAAGATGTAAGCGCGGGCGAGGTAGCGACCGATGCCGTGGCGTTTAAGTTCGCTCTAGCCGCCGTAAACGATTGTGGTGGATTTCCTCCCGCTGGATTAACCCAAGACGATGTATTGGAGTTGTAGACAAGGTAAACGCTTTGCCCACCTCCTATGCGAGAGGTCGTCGTGTAGTCGAGAGTATTACCAGCGCCAGCCGCAACGATGACGTAGGAGGTAAACGCCACCGTAGAGAGAACGTAAACGCCACATACCGTTCCATTTGGCGGTGACGCTGGAAGCGTGAGCACGAAGTTCGATGACGGGTTGCAGATTGTAAGTTGGCCAGCAACGGCAGTGGCCGTAGTGCCAACGCTCGCCGATGTTGGGAACTGCCCTTGCCACTGTGGAGCGCTCGCACCCGAGTTGACCGCAAGAATTTGACCCGCTGAACCAATCGGCAAAACGCTTCCGGCAACCGAAGCCGTCGAGTATGGGATTTGTCCGGCCGCTGTGTATTGACTTATTGGAAGGCTTGTTGTTGGTGTGACCGACGAGATGCGCCCATAGGAGTCTGTGGTGATTACTGGAACGACGCTTGCCGAGCCGTAGGTCCCAGCCGCTCCCGTTGCTCCGAGTCCCACGCTTGCCGCTGTAATTGTTCCAGTATTTGTAATTGGTGCGATGGCATAGACACTCGCCGCAGAGCCTGTGTTTCCCTGGGGTCCGGTTGCGCCAGTATTTCCCGTTGGTCCAGTTGCTCCGCTGAATGCCGCTCCAGTAGCGCCGGTGCTTCCTTGCGGTCCAGTTGCACCCGAAAATGCTGGACCCGTATTTCCGGTTGGACCCGTGCTTCCAGTGTTTCCTTGTGGACCTGTCGCCCCGATTAGTCCGGCAATCGAAAATGTCCATGATGAATACGGTCCGCCCGAACCTGCAACCGTGTCGACGTTGACCGTGATTGATGTGTTCGTCGTTAGTGACGTGATGACACCTTCGAGGTAGTCGGTTGGCGTGACCGTGTAAAGAACTCGAATCCTGTTGCCGGTTTGATAGGCGCCAGTGTTCGCGACCGCAAAAGTTGCTGATCCAAGCGTGAGGCTTGCCGTCGTTGTCGAAGTTGTAGATGAGTAGCCAGCGCCCGTCGCTCCAGTTGCCCCAGTGACGCCATTTGTGCCAGGAGTCCCGCTTGGTCCCGTCGAGCCTGTCGCACCGCTACCGCCCTGTGCGCCACTTGGTCCCGTAGGTCCGGTTGCACCGCTGCCGCCGACGTCGCCCTGTGGACCAGTCGAGCCGGTTGCACCGTTACCCCCGACTGACCCAGTTGCCCCTGTAGCGCCCGTAAACGCCGCTCCAGTCGCTCCTGTGTTGCCGATTGGTCCCGTACTACCCGTATTTCCTTGTGGGCCAGTGTAGGCAGCGCCGGTTGCACCCGTATTACCTTGTGGTCCAGTTGGCCCGGTTGAAGATTGTACGAGCCAAGTTGCAGTATTGAAGTCGTAGGTGAAAGTGACGCCGTTGTAATAGCCGATAGCGAGTGTGTAGTTGCCGCCCGTGCCGATTGAGTCGCCTGGTCCTGGTGAAACCGTTGTTACATATGTCGAAGTCGAGAGGCTGACAGCGCCGACGACCGTGCCGTTGGCCGGTGCGGTTGGAAGAGTGACCGTGACTGCGCTGACCGAAGCATTGACGACTACATAATCGTTGGCGACAGCACTGTAACTAGCCGTTTTAGTTGTGGTTGGATTGAGTACAACGCCTGTCTGTGGCAACCAAACTGATGCCGATGAACTGTAGCGAAGGACCTGATTGTTTGTTGGTGCTGTCGCGCTGACTGAGTAACCTTGAATCTTTGCAACTGTTGGATTGGGATAATTCCCCGAGAGGTCGCCACCAGCAACGCCGGTCGAGGGTCCGGTTGCGCCCTGTGGTCCGGTTGCGCCAGTGCTTCCGACTGGCCCTGTGCTTCCCGTCGCGCCGCTACCACCAACATTTCCTTGCGGTCCGGTACTTCCTGTTGCACCGCTGTCGCCGACTGCCCCTGTTGGTCCGGTACTCCCCGTGGCACCACTTAAACCAATCGGTCCCGTACTTCCCTGGGGTCCGGTTTGGCCAAATGGTCCCGTGGCCCCAGTAGCACCCGACTCACCGATTGACCCCGTATTCCCTTGCGGGCCGGTTTGTCCAAATGGCCCGGTAGCGCCTGTGGCACCCGATTGACCAACTGGCCCTGTATTTCCCTGAGGTCCGGTTTGCCCGAATGGTCCCGTGCTTCCCGTGGCACCACTCAAGCCGACAACACCCGTATTTCCTTGTGGTCCTGATGGACCAACGGGACCTGTCGGGCCTGTGGCTCCACTTAATCCGACAACGCCTGTATTTCCCTGTGGCCCCGTTTGTCCGCTCGGTCCGGTGGCACCACTTGGCCCGCTCGGTCCGGTGGCACCACTTGGCCCAACTTGGGTATACATGATTTGTTGAGCGGTGAGAAGAACGCCAGGGGAAACAGGACTCGTTGGAGTAGTGCCTGCTGGAGTTGTTGCGATTGAAACTTGAGTTGAATCCGCCTGCCAATAGAACTCTACATACTCATTAACTCGTGAGGTTGTGACTATAAAGGGAATCGTGGCAACCGCAAATCCGTTTACGCCACCGTGTTTCGCTGGAACCGATATAAAAGAGTTGGTATCGGCAACGTCTGTTCCATTTTGACGAAGCCAGAGTGATGCGTTTTGACTGCTTCCGGTATCTGTATTCTGGAACAGGACACTGATGTTGAGTTCGTAGGTTCCTGGACTAGAGAAAATTACGTCACTGACTGAAGCGCCAGTGCCAAGACTGACTCCATTACCGGTGCCTAAACCGATGGCTACTTGGTAGGCGGTTGTGGTGGAAGCAATCGTTTGATTTGTTGTGTCGTAGAAGTTCCCGTAGTTTCCGAGGGCTCCACCCGTGCCCGTAGCGCCGGTCGCTCCCGTTGCTCCGATTCCAGATGTTGGCGTCCATAAGATTTGGTCAGTGCCGATGAGGATGTATCCGTCTGTCAAACTTCCGTAGGCGTACATGATGAACTGCTTACCGTTGTTGACAGTCCCAGAAACAATAAATGTATAGTCACCTGGCCCAACCTCGTTAGTACTGCTGTCGTTGTAATCCGAAGATCGAATAAGCGACCATTTGGTTAGAACTGATCCCGTGGTGTTGACAACATAAATGCCGTTGGCGATTGCGTTGGAGCCGGTGTTATTTGCCACAAGAACTCGTTGGCCTACCGCTAGGGTTATGCCGTCGAGAACAAGAGCGCCATTGGCTATCGCCGTAATCGAGGCACCAATACCCGTGCCACCCATCGAGTCTGTCGTTCCAGCCGTGTAAGTAGAGTTTCCTCCGGTTCCTACGTGCACATAAGTTGCAAGTCCATAATCACAAACCTGACAAGATGCGTGCGCATTGAGGTTTGATGATGCGCCGGTTGCGCCAACTGGCCCCGTCGCACCCGTGAGTCCGGTCGGCCCCGTGCTTCCTGTTGCCCCTGATTGACCGATAGGCCCCGTACTTCCCGTGGCTCCACTAAATGCAGGTCCGGTGCTTCCCGTATTTCCCTGCGGTCCCGTTGCCCCACTAAACGCAACTCCGCTCGCTCCCGTATTCCCGATTGGCCCCGTAGAACCCGTTGCACCTGAAAACGCTACTCCCGTTGCACCCGTATTTCCGATTGGTCCCGTTGAACCCGTTGCTCCACTCTCCCCGATGGGTCCCGTATTCCCCTGTGGCCCTGTACTTCCCGTGGCACCCGATTGACCAACTGGCCCTGTGCTTCCTGTCGCACCACTTCCGCCCGTTGGACCAGTTGCTCCCGTAGCACCCGAGAACGACGGTCCTGTTTGTCCTGCAGGTCCGGTTGCGCCAACGAGTCCTGCGATAGAAAAGTTCCACGAGTTGTAAGGTCCACCAGAACCACCCGTGGTGTCCACGTTGACCGTGATACTTGCGTTAGCGGAAAGAGCAACTATGGAACCTTCCATGTAGTTGGTCGGAGTCGTTGTGTAAATCGCTCGTACTCGGTCCCCTTCGACGTAAGCGCCGGTATCCGTTACGACAAATGTTGTTGCTCCGTTAGCAATACTCAGAGAGGTGGTTGATGTTGTCTGCGAATATCCAGGGCCGGTTGCTCCAGTGTTTCCCGTTGGACCCGTTGAGCCAGTATTTCCCTGCGGACCAGTTGCGCCGCTGAACGCCGCACCAGTCGAGCCGGTGTTGCCCTGCGGTCCTGTTGAGCCCGTTGCCCCGATGACGCTCGTTCCTTGTGGGCCTGTTGCGCCAGTCGAACCGATTGGTCCCGTGCTACCCGTAGCGCCGCTGAAGGCCGCACCTGTGGCTCCTGTTTCACCAATAGGGCCGGTACTGCCTGTAGCACCGCTGAACGCTGCTCCTGTGGCTCCCGTATTTCCGAGAGGTCCAGTAGAACCTGTTGCGCCACTTTGCCCGATGGGTCCCGTTGAGCCGGTGTTCCCCTGCGGCCCAGTGCTTCCTGTTGCGCCGCTGAACGCCGCTCCCGTTGCTCCACTTTGACCAATCGGTCCCGTGCTGCCGGTTGCCCCACTTTGACCAATCGGTCCCGTTGCACCTGTCGCTCCAGTGAAGGCTGGACCTTGCGTGCCGGTTGCACCAGTTGAACCTTGCGGTCCCGTTGCGCCCGTTGCCCCCGTGAACGCTGGTCCCGTGCTTCCTGTGTTGCCAACTGGTCCTGTGCTTCCGGTTGCGCCGCTTTGTCCGACAGAGCCTGTCGCTCCAGTACTTCCAAGAGGACCCGTAGAGCCCGTTGCTCCACTCCCTCCAACATTTCCTTGCGGTCCCGTTGCGCCCGTTGCTCCCGTGAACGCTGGTCCCGTAGGACCAGTATTTCCAAGAGGTCCCGTAGGGCCGATTGGTCCAGTAGCGCCCTCTGCTCCACCCGCTCCAGTTTGAACCGTAAGTTCAACCGTGACCGTACCAACCTCGGTGCTGATTTCGATAGGGCCAATCTCACCAAAGTTCGCTTGGACGCCAACCGAGGAAGTGCTCACATAGGCACCTACTTCAACGGGTCCCGCTGGCCCAACCGTTACGTCGAGGTATTCATCGGTCATTATGAGGATGTTTGGTTCGGATACTGAGGCGCAATCATGTTGATTGGCCCAGAAACAAGCGTGTACGGTCCGTCACTGTCAAGGAAAATTGACAAGGCCATTCGTGGTTGTTGAATTTCTCCAAGCGTCTGAGTTTGTGATGTGGTCCAGATAATGCTTATCTGATAATTGCTCGGCGACGTAATTGCCGGAACAAGGTTGGGAAAGTAGGTTCCGTACTGATCGGCAACTTGAACCTCATAGCCCGTTACCTGATTCCAGGGAATCGTATCCCCATTTGAGTCGGTTAGAGTTAAGGTGAAAAGAAGGTTGGCAGGATTACCGGCGACCCCATTGAATGTCAGCGCCGCAGGTAGTTGGTTGATTGTTGCCATGTGCGAGTATCCTTGTTGGGTGTCAACAAAACCACCCTACCACTAGGGAGTTATTTGACACTGTTGCGAAGTTCGAAGAGTGATCGTTCCACCCCTTCTTCCAGTGTAATCCTTGGAGTGTAAAACAGTTTGAGGGTTGACATATCGGCAACTCGATACATCACGCCTTCCGGCTCATCGGCAAGCGGAGTTATTTCAGGAACCCACCCACACTGCTTTGCCGCCATCTGAGCAAGTTCGGTCATCGAAGTTCCACGACCCGTTCCGATGTTGACCGGCCCTGGCTCGCTTGTGTTTAGAAGCGTCATCACTGCTCCAACAATGTCGTCAACGTGGATGAAGTCCCGCACTTGCTGGCCCGAGCCCCAAACAACGAATGGATTTTCCTTGGCCAATGCTCGTTTCATAATTGCTGGAAACGGATAGCAGTCGTCTTGGTCAGAGCCGTATCCCGAGAACGGTCGCACAACCAAAATGTTGTGTCCCGCTTCCCTCGCTTTTACCGCCAACCTCTCTCCAGTCAACTTG